CGGTTGTATCATCGGGGCCGGTTGACAGAGCAAAATTTGCAGCACTTTTTCCAGAAGACCGTGAATTAATGGGTATCGGTAGCTTAATGGGAGCCGCTTAACAATGTCTATTTATGAAGAATCAGGGGGCCCTAGCTCCTATTACACGCAAGCCGAGTTAGATAAGCGAAACAACCCCGAATGGGCCGCCGACCAGGCAACCTACGAGGCGTTTGTTACAGCAGTTGATGCAAGCGCGGCTAATAGAATGGCAGCAGCCTCCGCGGCCCGCGAAGCGTTGACAGGGGGCGCTCCGTCCTATGTCCACGCGAGAGGACCCGGTGGAACGCAGCCAGGTTTCAGTTTGGCAGGAACAAGTGCTCTCTCTAGCGGTGGCCTTTCGGGAAGAGCAGGTTCAGCATCCGTATCAGGTTTCGGTGACGGTGGGGATGTGGCACCCGTTGAATACATGGGAAGGGGGGGAATGATAGGCTCCCCTTACGCAGGCTCTTTGGGCCAGCCAAGAGGACAGGGCGTAATCAGGGAAATTGCACAAATGCAGCCGCCGGAACATACGGGACAAAGGGAGGCGCTTTCAAGCGGCATTGGGGGCGTGTTTCAACAGAAAATGGGGGGCCAGCCTCTTAACGTTTACAAAGACTATTTGAACCAAACTTACCTGGGCCGCGAACAAGATGCCTTATCCCGTCAAGTTGATGAGTTTGTTGACTTAGTAGACCAAGCAGAACGCGCTCACTTTAACGCAGAGGAAAGTTTTGGATACGGAGGCGGACCAAGCTATCAGAATTTGACTAGTCCAATGCAGCAGAGCGTCGCAAGTATTCAAGCGCCTCAGGATTTGATTAGTCCAAGGTTTTACGACCTCCAAGTGCAGCCCGATATTTCACAAGCTATCAGAAATCGAATCCTTTAGGTCGGCGGCACAAAATGATTAAAAAAAAAGACCCGAGATTAACACGGGCCGGAGTTTCCGGCTATAACAAGCCTAAACGAACCCCAAAGCACAAAACAAAGTCTCATGTTGTTGTAGCCAAGGAAGGCGATAAGATTAAGACCATCAGGTTCGGGCAACAGGGAGTCACTACCGCTGGTAAACCCAAGTCCGGAGAGTCTGCCAAACAAAAAGCTAGACGAAAATCTTTTAAAGCAAGGCACGGGAAAAATATCAAAAAGGGCAAGATGTCAGCCGCTTACTGGGCAGATCGCGAAAAATGGTAGGTAGTTACCGCAACCAACTCTTAGTATCTTCCCCAAGCACCTGACCTGCTATATCTATTTTAGAGCGTAGCGCCTGTAGGATTTTCTCGTCTATCGTCCCAGGCGAGACTAAATCAATATATGTTACTTTATTTTTTTGTCCTATACGGTGTGCGCGGTCTTCGGACTGTAGCCTTATTTCAAGATCGTAGCTGTTGCTAAAATAAATAACCGTGTTAGCGGCAGTCAACGTGATCCCATACCCGCCTGTTTTAGGCTGTCCAATAAAAAACCGCAGAGGGCTGTTAACGTCCTGGAACTGTTCAACAATGGCTTGGCGTTCATCTTGTGGAGTAGCCCCATAGTAAGTTGCAACCGAATCTGGCCCAAACCGGTCTTTCAGGGCTTCGGCTACCTGTTGAATGTCATGTGTATACGTCGCCCAAATGATGGCTTTACCTTGTAACTCTTCCGTAAGGTCAAGTACCTCGCTCAAACGATTGTTCTTCAACAACTTTATCTCCCCTTCGTCTGGTTGCAAATGACCACAGCAAATCTGTTGAAGACGCATTATCTGTGTCAAAACGCTGACGGTAGTGACCAGTTCTCCGCTTTCCAACTGAGCAAGCGCAAGCTTCTTCATCTGCTTGTATACGCGGTCTTGTTCTGGGGTCAAAGCCACGTCTCGGCGGATATACACCTTGGCGGGTAAATCCAAGCAGTCTGTTTTTAATATCCGGTTGCTGAAAGCGTCTAACTTTTCCGTTAGTTCGTCCAAGCGTCTGTAACCTGTTATCTGCCGAAAGCTCCGAGGACCCATAATGCGTTGCTGCACAGTTGCGTAGCGGGACTGGAAAGCATAAAAGCTGTTGAAGCCCAGCGCCTTGTGGTCTAGGAACCCGCATTGACTAAACAAATCCATGGGGCTTTTCGTTATTGGAGAGCCTGTCAAGATCCGGCGGTATTTAGCCCTTTTCTGCAAAGACATGATGCTCTTTGTCCGAGCCGCTTTTCGGTTCTTAATGGTGGTCGATTCGTCAACAACGACAATATTGTCCGGATTTTGGTACAAGAAAGCTGTCGCAGCGACGGAACCGCGGGGCGTTGAAAACGCCTCAACGTTCATGACAAAAATCTTCAGGCGGGGCTCTTGATCAACAATAAAGTCGGTCAGTTCCTCCTCAAACTTTTTTGTTTTGGAAGGGGTCCAGCGACATACCTTGTAAGGGACGCGCGGGGGTAAGTGGGTTGGGATCTCCGCCTGTAGCCAATTGTCGTAAACACCTTTCGGAGCAATTATTAAGGCTGCTTTTAGCTTGCCCGCTTCCCACAAAACAGCCATGGTGTCAATAACCACCTTTGTTTTACCCGTGCCCATCTCCATAAAAAGCGCGTAGTATTCCGCGTCCCAGGATTCTTCGAGCGCGACCCGTTGATGAGCATAAGGCGCGGTGCCGTATTCATAATCTCGCATATCTTTCTCTTCTTTGTTAAATTTACTGGACAAACAACGATATTATCGTATATCATCGCTATGTCAAGACCCAAAAGGTGTCTTTAAAAACGAAGGAGAAAAGCGATGACTTTCGACTTAGCAGAAATGATGGAGAGAGATTTTAAAAATAAACGGGCAAACTTGTTGGACGATGTTGATCAGCAGGGTTTAAGCTCGGTAGCGTCAGTGGCGCGACAAATAAGAGAGAAGCAAGAGGCGGTTGAGACGCTTGAAAGCGTTCTCAAGGAACGTAAGAAACAGCTTCAAAAGCTTACAGATGAGGAGATGCCTGCCCTGCTTGCTGAAATTGGCATGTCTTCTTTTACATTGGACGACGGTTCGACCGTTGAAATCAAACAGACGTATGGTGCCTCTATTTTGGTAAAAAATCGTTTGGAAGCCCACAATTGGCTACGCGAGAAGGGTTTCGACGACATCATCAAAAACACGGTCTTGTGCCAATTTGGTCGTGGTGAGGATGAGGAGGCAATCGCTTTTGCGTATCTCGCACAAAAGCAGGGTTATATCCCGCAGCAGAAAACCGAGGTTCACCCGCAGACATTACGGGCCTTTGTGAAGGAACGTTGTGAGGCAGGTGAAGAGTTCCCAATGGAATTATTTGGGGCATGGGTAGGTCAACGCGCAGTTATAAAACGAGGAAAATAGAATGACACAAGCAAAAAACATAACCGAGAAGCAAAACACCGCCGTGGCAACGCTTGATCCAGCCATGTTTGAAGCAGATGCCGGAAAAGGCATGGAGAACATGGGCCAGGACGATGTTGCACTTCCTTTCTTGAAGATCCTGTCGGGCAACGACCCAATCTTGGACGAAATCGAACACGCTCGCAAAGGTGACATCTACAACACCGTGACGGGGGCTACCTATTCAGGGAAGACGGGTATTCGTGTGATCCCCTGCGCCTATCAACGTAGATTTATCCAGTGGGCTCCGCGTGGCAGTGGAAGCGGTGCGCCGACGGCAATTTATGAGCCCGGTCAGCCGCGACCTGAGACGCAACGTTCTTCCGAGGACAACAAAGACTATATCTCTGGCGACAGTGGGGAATATATTGAGGAAACTCACCAGCATTTTGTGACTTTACTTTTGGAAGAAGGCGGTTTCGAGACGGCACTCATTGCGATGAAGTCCACGCAACTGAAAAAGTCCAGAAAGTGGAACTCGATAATGGCTTCGCGGTCCATGCAAGGCTCGAACGGTCCCTTCACCCCGCCCCGTTACTCACACATTTACCATTTGAAAACGCTTCAAGAGGAAAACTCTAAAGGGTCGTGGCACGGCTGGGAAATGTCTTGCGAAGGCGTTATTGCCGATGCGGGTTTGTATGCCCGCTGCAAGTCTTTTGCGGAAAGCATCACAAGTGGTGACGTGATAGTCAAACACGCCGAGGACGACAGTGTAAAAACAGACATCCCGTTTTAACTCAGCAAACCGGCGGGGCATTTTATGCCCCGCTAATCTTTAGGTCGGCGGGAGAAAGCGATGTCAGCAGAAACATTTATGACCATTTTTGATGGTCTAAAAGAAGCGCACGGATATTTTAAGATAGAAAAAACAGGAGCCAACGGCAAGGCTCAAGGCAAAGCGGGTGTTCTGCGCAAACCCCGAACAAAGGAGCTTTGGGAGAATCACCTAGCGGGAAGCGGGAGTGGTCTTGGGATCATTCCGATCAATGAGGACAACAACTGCAAGTGGGGCTGCATCGACATTGACGAGTACCCCCTAGATCACAAATTATTGGTGGACAAAATCCGCCGGATGAAGCTGCCTTTAGTCGTGTGTCGGTCTAAATCGGGCGGAGCACACTGTTTCCTGTTCGCCAGCGCGTGGACAGAAGCGAAAGATATGCAGAAATCCTTGCAATCCATGGCAGCGGCCATGGGTTATGGCGAAAGCGAGATTTTCCCAAAACAAATTAAACTGCACTTAGACCGTGGCGATGTGGGTAATTTTCTCAACCTGCCTTACTATGACCACGAAAACGGGCTGCGCTACGCTTTCTTAGATGACGGCACCTCTGCGACGCTTGAAGAATTTATTGCACTGCACCAAAGGTTCGTTCAAACGCCCGAAGAAGTTGTCAAGCTCCAGGTCGTGGAGGCAGGCGAAACAAAACTGCTCCAAGACGGACCCCCTTGTCTGCAAATACTTTGTAAGCAAGGCATTAGCGAAGGCGGTCGAAACAACGGCTTGTTCAACATCGGGGTTTACCTCCGAAAAGCTTATCCCGATAGTTGGGACGCTGAAATACTGCGTTACAACATGGAGTTTGTCTCTCCACCACTCCCGTTAAATGAGGTTAATGTAGTGGCCAAGCAGGTGGGCCGGAAAGACTACGCTTATAAGTGTAACGATTTGCCAATCAACGCCCACTGCAACAAAGACCTTTGCCGGACACGTAAGTTTGGCATAGGCGCGGCAGTGGCGGGGGCCACTATAGCAAACCTAAGGAAATATAACTCCACGCCCCCTGTCTGGTTTATGGACGTAAACGGTGAGCCTCTGGAAATGGACACCGACGCCTTGATGAACCAAATGACCTTCCAGAAAGCCTGCATGGAGCAGCTTAACTTCATGCCACGGTCAGTCTCCAAACCCCAGTGGGAAGGCCGCATCAGTACCCTTCTCAACGAGATGAAAGACAACGAAAGTGCAATTATTGAGGTTGCGGTGGATGCCTCGGTGAGCGGGCAGTTCTACGACTATCTTGAGGAGTTCTGCCGACACCTGCAAGTCGCGCAAGACAAAGAAGAGATACTTCTGCGCCGACCGTGGACAGACGAAGACCAGTCTCTTACTTACTTTCGTTTAAAAGACTTTGAGAATTTTCTCAAAAAGAACAAATTCTTTGAGTATAAATCACACCGCATTGCCCAACGCCTCCGTGACATCAACGGATCGAGCGTGGTGCTTAAAATCAAAGGTCGAGCCGTTAGGGTGTGGCAGATACCGTCCTTCAGCGTCTTTGATGTTGAGATTGATGCGCCTAAATTCGGTTCACCAGAGGAGGCTTTCTAATGACTGAAGATGAGATAAGGAAGAGGCGAGATAAAGAGATTGTTGACATGATTGACGTTGAGCAGCGGACAATGACCGCCGTGGCTAAGTGGCTGCACATCTCGAAGCAACGGGTGCATCAGATTTACACCCGGGAGAAGGCCAAAAATGTTTAGGATATTTGGTCCGCCGGGAACAGGGAAAACAACGACTCTTTTGAACATGGTAGACGAAGCTCTTGAAGCGGGCACCCACCCACATCAAATTGCTTTTTTAGCTTTTACGCGCAAAGCGGCAAACGAGGCTAGAGATCGCGCCGCTGAACGTTTCGGCCTGGACGCAAAAAAAGACCTTATATACTTTCGCACCCTGCACTCACTTGCGCTGACCATGACGGACATCCGTCCAGAGAAAGTGATGCAAGAGTCTCATTTTCAAGAGCTGAGTCGGTCAATAGGTGTTACGTTGGGCGGCTCAAAATCCGCCAGTTTTGACGAGGATGCGCCCTCCGTGGTGGCGAGCAGTTCTCCTATCTTAGGGTTAATTAACTTAGCAAGATTGAGAAAAGTTCCCCTGCGCCAGCAATACAACGAGAGCACTTTAGCGCCTGGCTGGAATACGGTAAATTATGTTGATAAATGCTTGCGTGAGTACAAGGAGAGCATGGAGTTATATGATTTTACAGACATGCTGGATGAGTTCGTTAAAGGCTCCGACCGATATTGCCCGGACTTTGACCTGTGCTTCCTAGATGAGGCCCAAGATTTAAGCCCCCTTCAATGGGAGCTTGCACACATCCTCGATAACCACTCTACCCGCATGTATTGCGCGGGGGACGATGACCAAGCCATATATCGCTGGGCGGGTGCCGACGTAGACCACTTTATTAACCTGCCGGGTGGGTCCGAAACCCTGTCGCAATCCTACCGAGTGCCGCAGACAGTTCACCGCCTAGCGGAGAATATCGCAGGCCGAATTAAACGCAGGTTTCCCAAACGATATGAGCCGAAGGACGAGCAGGGCAAAGTAACGTGGGTCAACAGTGTTGGTTCTCTGGACATGTCCCGCGGCTCGTGGCTAATCTTGGCCCACGCCGGATACCACCTAAAACCCGTGGCAAGGGACTTGAAATCCAGCGGCTACTTGTTCGACTATCGCGGCCACCGGAGCATTAGTGAAAAGTTATCTGATTCGGTGAACGGTTGGGAGCAATTACGAAAAGGTGGGGAGGTGTCAGGGGAAGTTGCACGTAAGATATACGGGTTCATGTCCACAGGAACTAGGGTGGCGCGGGGGTATAAGAAGTTAAAAGGCATAGAGAATTTCGATGCCGTTACAATGACTACTTTAGTTGAGTATTTTGGCTTAAAGGCAGACAAAACGATGATCTGGTCAGAAGCGATGGATAAACTTCCAGAAGAAGACAGGGCATACATCACGGCATTGTTGCGCCGAGGTGAGAAATTCAACGGCAACCCCCGTATTACTGTCTCAACGATCCACGGGTCGAAAGGCGGAGAAGCGGATAACGTAGTGTTGTTCACGGACCTTAGTCCCTCAGCAGATAACGAGATGGGTGTGAACCCCGAGGACATGCACCGTGTATTTTACGTCGGCGTGACACGCACGAAACAAAACTTATTTATCCTCGACGCGGAGGATGCAACCAGGAGATATGAATTATGAAAGAGACGTTGGAGGGGAAGTTAAAAGCAGATGGGTATGACGAGGCTATTATGGGGATTGTCCAAAGAGCCGGTCAAGAGCCCGTTATCCTGTACGACACAGATAAGATTCTTGAAATCTTAATCTCTCGGGACGAGATGACGGAGGACGAGGCCATAGAATTTTTTGAGTTTAATATTATTGGAGCATGGGTCGGGGAACAAACTCCGGCTTTCTTTTCAAAGACAAGTTTAGAAGACTTTGAAGATGGTTTGATAAGATATAAGGGTTCGAGGTATAGATTATGAAAAAAGAAACTGTTTTTTCGGAACTGACCGACGCGTTGGCGGGACTGACTGGTGCGTTGGAAGGAAATAATGCGTTAAAAAAGTCGAAGGATTTAAATGCCGATTTAAATCCGGATTTTAAGACGGGGAAAGTTGACAACATGGTTTCTCAACCCGACCACTACGCCGCCGGAAAAGTCGAGTGTATCGACGCAATGGTGTCCGCTTTTGGTCGAGACAATGTTAATATTTACGCGGAAATTTCTGCATTTAAGTACGTGTGGCGTATGAACCGTAAGAATACAACTTCCGAGCAAGACAAACGTAAGGCTATCTGGTACCTGCGCTACTCTTTGAACGAAGATCCACGGCAAGATAAGCTGCCCCAAGACGGTAAAGTTTTGTCAAAATGAGTCTACAAATGGCAATGTTCCTCCCAAAATGTGAATGGGTGCCTCCGCTAGAGCTTCCTGACCTCACGTCCGCGTCCAAGATTGCAATCGACGTTGAGACACGCGACCCAAACTTGAAAAAGAATGGTCCAGGCTGGCCGACGGGTGACGGCGAAGTAGTAGGCTACGCCATCGCTGTCGATGGTTACTCCTGCTACATCCCTATCCGACACCTCGGCGGAGGCAATCTTGATGAGAAGATAGTTAACCGCTGGCTCAAGAAAGTGTTCGAGTGCCCCGCAGATAAAATTATGCACAACGCACAATATGACCTCGGCTGGATCAAACGCATGGGCTTCACGGTCAACGGACGGATCATCGACACGATGCTCATCGCCTCCTTGCTGGACGAAAACAGGTTTAGCTACAGCTTGAACGCTTTGTCCTACGACCTGCTGAACAAAACTAAATCCGAGAAGGCTTTAACTGAGGCCGCTCGGGAGTTCGGCGTCGATCCCAAAGCTGAAATGTGGAAGATGCCCGCTATGTATGTCGGTCCATACGCTGAAGCAGACGCGGAACTTACCCTCGAACTTTGGCACTACTTTTCCGTTAAGCTGGGCCAAGAGGATTTGTGGGGCATCGCTAATCTCGAACTGGACTTGCTTCCATGTCTCGTGGACATGACCATGCGAGGCATCCGAGTCGATGTCAACAGGGTGGAAAGGACAAGGGATGGCCTCCTTAAAAGGGAAAGGGACGTCTTGAAGCAGTTGAAGAGCGTCGCTGGAGCGGGCGTTGAAATATGGGCCGCGCAATCGCTTGCAAACTCTTTCGACAAACTCGGTATCCACTACCCAAAGACTGAGAAAGGCGCACCGTCGTTCACCAAACTCTTTCTCCAAGACCACCAACACCCCGTCGCGAAGCTCATCGTCGAGGCTCGGAATCTGAACAAGACATCCGGAACCTTCATCAATTCCATCATGAAACACTGTCACGCCGACGGCAGAATACATAGTCATATCAATCAAATTCGCTCCGATTCAGGCGGCACGGTTTCCGGCAGGATCTCAATGTCCAACCCTAATCTTCAACAAATCCCGGCCCGCGACCCTGAAATCGGGCCTATGATCCGTTCCCTGTTCCTACCGGAAGAAGGGGATAAGTGGGCGGCTATTGACTTCTCGCAACAAGAACCGCGCATCTTGGTGCATTATGCGCATGTGTATGGTAAAACGCGAGGAATACCCCTAGAAGGGGCGGCGGATTTTGTGGAAGCTTATAAAAATAAGCCCGAAACAGACTTTCATAGCCTCGTTGCCGAGATGGCTAACATCCCGCGCAAACAAGCCAAGACCATTAACTTAGGCTTAATCTATGGGATGGGCGTCAATAAAATGTCCGAGCAACTTGATATAACCGTAGAAGAAGCAAAAGTTCTGGTTAAGCAGTACCACGCCCGCGTACCTTTCGTGAAAGGCTTGATGACCGGCGTGATGAACCGACTCAATGCGAAGTCTTCGGGCGGTTCGCTACGGTCCCTGGAGGGAAGAAAGTGTCGCTTCGATTCGTGGGAACCCGACACCTTCGCCATGAACAAGGCGCTTCCATACAAAGAAGCGGTTGATGCGTATGGGCCCACGACCCGACTAAAGCGGGCGTATACCTATAAAGCGTTGAACCGGTTAATCCAAGCATCTGCCGCGGACATGACTAAGAAAGCGATGGTCAATCTTTATAAGATGGGGAAGCTACCCCTGCTGCAAATCCACGATGAACTGGCTATGTCCGTAAAAAATATAGAAGAAGCGCAGGAGATAGCTAAAGTGATGGAGGACGCCGTTCCCCTTGAAGTGCCTAATGTTTGTGACGTAGAAATAGGGCCTTCTTGGGGAGAAGCGAAGTAATTTATTTCTTATATAAAACAAAAAAGGAGAACAGATGTTAATAACAGATGACCATGCTGAACGCTTGGGTATTGCACTGCAACGAGAAGGCATTATCAAAGGCCGACACGGTGTTTTTAAAACCAATCGAGGCAAGTGTACTTTGCGGGAATTAGCAAAATTTATTTATAAAATAAATCAAGAAGTGGAAATTACCCTTCTTCTCGAAGAAGACCCCGGCTCTCCCGCTCCTGCCGTTTGGGGTGATCCAACTGTCGGGGGACTCGCGCTTGAGCCGACTGAGCTTTTCCGTGATTAACGCGGGCATGATGTCCAGCAAGACCTGCGAGTGGGCAACCCCGCAATATTTGTTTGATGACTTGGACAAAAAACACGGCAAATTTACCTTGGATGTCTGCGCGACCAAAGACAGTGCAAAATGCGCGGCTTACTACGATGAGGCCAAGGACGGACTTTCTCAAACATGGTCAGGAGTTTGTTGGATGAACCCGCCCTACGGGCGGCAAATAAGCAAATGGATGGAAAAAGCGTATAAAGAAACCGTGCTTAGGGGAAATGCAAACAGGACTGTTTGCTTGATTCCCGCTAGAACAGACACTGCCTGGTGGCATGACTATGCGGAGAAAGGTGAGTTTTATTTTTTGCGTGGCAGGGTTAAATTTGTGGGAGCAACGCACGGCGCGGCCCCTTTCCCCTCGGCCATTGTTGTCTTTAATGGGCGTCCTCGTTACTGACCTCTTTTAACTGTCCAGGTTGTCCCGGTTGTCCCAATAAAGTAGCGTAAGTCTTCTAAATAAATAAATAAGTATATAGGTATATTTGTTGTTTTAAGGGGGTACCTCCCTGTAGTGGGACAACCTGGACACTTGGGACACTTGGGGAAGACATACGTTGGGCGCAAGAGGTACCCTGCGTACTTGACTTTTTTAGTTATTTTACTATATAGTCCAACTCCCCACAAAAAAGAGGAGTTATAACTAATGGTTTTTGGACTTGATTTAGACTTTAATGCGGACCACGCAGATTCGATTGTTGAACATTGCTGCGAAAAAAAAGGCATGACTGACATGGAGGCATGGTTGCACTGCCTCACGGTATCTGCTTCACTGTGCCCGTCCCTAGAAATGACGATAGAAACAGTGAAACAGATTTATGCCGACGCAGATGCGGTGGAACTAGACATTGAGCTCCTGAAGGAACGAAACTGATTGACAAAGCCGGTGCAATTCTTCGATGGGGTTTTTATTGCTTTCTTGTATATTTTCCGATAAAATCGTAGACGTTGGTGAAGACCGGAGAGAAAAAATGGACACAAAACGTTGGAAAAGCATCCTGGTTCCGCTGGAGGTGTATGAGGAAATAAAAGCCATGTCAAAAACCGAGGGTAGAACCATCGGTGGGCAACTTCGTGTCGTTTTTGAATGGTACAAGGACGCCGAAGTAGATGTGGAAAGCCGTCCGGAATAACAATTGCCGATAAGGAGAAGGTTTCAGATGAAAGGTGTTAAACATTACAAAGAAGATGGCACAGAGCATAAGGGTTCTAGCCACAAAATGGCAGACGGTACTCTGCATACCAATAAGTCGCACACTAAAACAAGTGTGAAATTATTTCACTTGAAAGACTTGTCCGCAAAAGCAAAAGCAAAAAATAAGAAGTAAGGTGTATCCTAGATCATGAGACTAAGTATTCTTTTAGGATTTTTATTGATGGCCACTGCCGGAGGCTCTTACTTCTATATCAATATGCAAAAAGCGCAGCTCCAGCAGTTAAAGATTGAGTTGCAAACGGCGATAAACAACCAAGCTGTGTTGGAAGGAGCGATTGCCCAGCAGAATGAACAGATGCAGGCGCAGCTTGAGTCTCAGCGTCAGAATCAGGCTCTCATATCAGAGCTCTCAGAAGCTAACGATGAAGCGCGTCAAGAGGTTAATCAGCTTAGAAATACCTTTTCGCGGCATGACCTTAATAATTTGGCCATCGCTAAGCCGGGATTGATAGAGAAAATTGTTAACAAAGGCACAGCAAGGGTTAACCAGCAGTTTGTTGACTTAACTAACCCAAGGCAATTCGATGAAACTCCTAGTCCTGAGTAGTGTTTTACTATTAAGCGGCTGCTCAACGCTGGGCGGCATGTTTGGTAATGAAGATCATCATAAACGACGAGTGGCGCATAAATGTGATACCTCTGAATTTTGTCTTGGAGGAGCGTGTCAAATCTGGTGAAGGTCCGTAAGAAAATAAACGTAGAGAAATTTAAATTGAGGAAAAGAGGCATGTTTAAAAAGCAAATTGTTGAGATTGATTGTTACAGGGATTTGATCCAGTTGGCGGAGGCCGAAGGATTTATAGAAACTGAAGAAGTGTGGCCCCTTACGGAAACGTGGGCAGATCTAGAATGCGCGGCTATGGAATACCTAGAAAGTGTAGGCGTTGTGGCTATATACAATGAAGAGATATAACTTATGAGTTTTAAAGCCTATGTGGTACAGATTTCAAATCCTGCTCAAGCACAAATCTTACAGGACTACCTAGTCGAAATGGAGGGAGTAGGTTGGTTCAGCCGAGCGCTTCGAGTCAAGGAGAAAATAGCAAAGTTTAACAAGGACGATATCGCGGTGGCGATCATTGTGGACCGAGGAAATTTACGTTTCTCGCTCGTGGAGGAAACAGGCATTTGCGGTTGGGACGAAGTTCCTTTCTTTACAACCTTAGAAGCTCTTACCGAGGACGGCACAATTAAAGGCATGACCGTAGACCCAAAAATAAATTTAGCAAACCTAAGCAGCGCCGTTGTATAAAATGGAGCGAGATCTTTTCCAGGTTGCTTGTGCATTAAACCAGCGTGTGAAAACCCCCATACTTAAACCCTGAGACAACACACGGAGAATTTTTATGTTAGAATATGATGACGATGACGGCGCACATGTGACTGACTTTGAAGAAGTAGTTATGCTGGGAAGCATCATAGGTGGAAACATGGTCTACCTTGCTGCCCAGCGGATTAAGCAGTATGGCGAGAGATATGTAGAGTTTCAAGTATCTACGGGTCCAGAGTGGTACACCGTAGGTAGCTTGCAAGAGTGTCAGGGCTGGTATCTAGCTTCAGCAGAACCCACACCAGACTCCAGCACAATACGAGCTGTAGTGGACCGAATGCAAGAAGCTTTACAGCTCTACATGGGGGCTGAAACTGAGACAGGAAAAGCTTCTGTTCTTAGACCTGACTTTCTTAAGGGTGTACCACCGCCAGAACTTGAGGATTAAAAAGAACTAATGCAAAGAAGAAGGAGGTAGAGCTACTGCAAACACACCGCACAAGAAGTTAAATTTTTATAAAAAACGGAGATAGAAAGTATGAGTAAAGTTACAGATTTAATAAACAATTCTTTTAATAGGGCCAAGACTTGGGTACTAGATAATTGCCCGTCATCTCTCAAAGAGGTTACGGTCACGAGTATTCTTGCGGTTTGTGGAGTAATCTACTTACTAACCTTTGGATATCTTTTAGTTCGATAAATGGAGGAGGCGGGGGTGCAGCAAATAAAATTGTTGACACCCTACACCAAACCTGATACAATGTAGTTCAACTGTTAAAAACCAAAAAAGAGGAAAAAAATATCATGGCAATAGTACAAGGCGAAGCTTACTGGGCTTCAGTATTAATACCTAACACAACTTATGATCCTGTTTACACAGTCAATCTAGTTGTCACCCCCACAGTCGCAGAAGATTTTCAGGACCGTGGATTCACAATTAAAATGATGGATGAAGGACCGGCACTAGTAATTAAGCGAAAGGTTGCTGGGCCTAGTGGAATGATACGTCCAGCACCCAAGCTTATGGACCTGAACAAGAAGCCTTTGGATGCAAGAATTGGCAATGGCTCCAGTGTCCGCATACAATATAGGGAGTGGGAATCCGAGTACAAAGGTACACTCTACAAAGGCTTAGATTTTCAGGCCATGCAGGTGGTAAAGTTAATTGAGACAGCAGAACCTGATGGGTCTGAATTTGATTCCCTTACCGAAGTTGATGATGACATGGAGGGCGAATTGTAGTGGGTATACTCACCGTAGACGCGGTTAATTATGACTCTGACTTGTTTGCGCCGGGAGGTAATGAGGTTCTTGTGCTTCTCAGAGAAGCTAACACAGAAGTGGAGAAGGCTCAAAAAACTGTAGACATATACAGAATAGCCATCGGTCATTTAATTGAGGAACTTAAAAGTAACTATCTCACGGAAGATACGATTGTAGCAGGGAAAGATAACACTATAACGGAGTAAGGCAAATGGCTTTTGTTAAGCTGCATCAGCCCTGTCTCGATGAGACATGTGGCTCTACTGACGGCGCTTGCATCAATAAAGATGGCTCAGCGTTTTGTTTTTCATGCAACAAGTATTTTAAAAACTACAGCACCGTGGAGGAGGGACAGACCGATAAGATAGCAGACTTCTTAGTCTATAAAAGGAACGCAGAGATGGACAGTTACAGTAACGGCGCTACGTTTAGGGCGTTAACAGACCGTAAGATTAGTTTGGAAACCGCTAAAAAGTATGGTGTGAAATCCACAGTTTCAATAGACGGGAGTATAGATAAGCACTGTTATCCTTACTACAATGGCAATGAGTTTGCAGCGACAAAGTGGCGAAGTCAGAACAAAAACTTTGCGTGGGAAGGAGACGGGAAAGAGACAGGCTTATTCGGTCAGCAGTTGTTTAAGGAGGGCGGTAAGCACATTACTCTTGTCGAGGGTGAGTGCGATGCAATGGCCGCGTATGAGCTACACGGAAGTAAGTGGCCTGTGGTATCCGTAAAGTCAGGGGCGCAAGGAGGCTCCCGTGACGTTAAGCATAGTCTAGAGTTCTTAGAGTCTTTCGATTCTATTGTTATCAACTTTGATAATGATAAAGTTGGGAAAGAAGCGGCACAAACTGTTGCTAAGCTATTTACCCCTGGCAAAGCTAAGATTATGACACTGCCTACGGACTTCAAAGATGCTAACGATATGCTGCGTCACGGCCAGCACCAAGCTTATGTCCGCTCTTTCTGGGATGCTCAAGTTTATACGCCTTCTGGTGTACTAAACTTGTCTGACCAGTTGGAAGCTTACAAGAAGCTTAGGTTGGAGAGAACGGTATCGGTTCCTTTTCCTTGGGTTGGACTAAACGAGAAATTGGAGGGCTTGAGAGCAGGCGAGCTTATAACTCTTACGGGTGGCACAGGTCTAGGAAAGTCT